AGTTTCAGTCTTTACTTTGTTAACAGTAAATTTTTTAATCCAATTAACAAATTTTTCTACATCATCAAAATTAGCATTTTCATTAAATTCTATATTTTGTTGATAAGGTAAATTTTTATAAAAGAACCCATCAATCGGTTGTAGTTTAGCTTTACTGTTTATCTCATTATCAATAAATTGATTGATAAACTCATAACAATTTTTGGCTAGTTTTTGTTTCTTAATTGTTTTTCTATTTGCTTGTTCATATACAGATATTTTAATTATATCTTCTATAGAATCATTTGGTCTATTTAGTATCATATTCTCTCCTTTTCTTGATTCGTTAAACATACAATATTTATATACATTTTGTTCTATTAAGCAAGTATAGAAACCCTAGAGTGTAAATTAATTTATGTTCGCTAAATGTTCTGATTGATTGTAAAATGATTAAGTATAAAACACTTACCCACAAAGGAAAGAATTTATGACTACTAAAGGGTTTACCATGATCCCAAATCAATTAATAGTTGATGAAGGGTTGAGCAAGGAGGCTAAAGCCTTATTTGTCTATTTAAGGTATTTATCGCCAAAATTTAGGGTGTTGAGAAATGCCACATTAATGACAAAATTGGACATGTGTTTATCTACACTACAAAGAGCCAAAAATGAGCTTATTAAGAAAGAATACCTAATTATCCACAGAAAGACCTCTGCTAATAAATATGAGTTAAGACTACCTAAAATACAAGCACCTGACTACTTATTAAATAAGCAGGGGGGTAAGTATAATTTACTTAATATTAAGAAGAACAATACTAACCTTAACAATACTATATCTTATAAGAAAGGTTTTAAAGGTTTTAAGAAATGAATGAAGAACTTTATTACTTTAATAACAAACCTTTACAATTAAGCTATTCCAACGACTACACCACTGGCGAAAAAATTGAAATAGTTTTACAAATACAACAAGATTATGAGTCTGGAATGCTGTCGGTGGATCAGATGCGTTGGATAGTGTTTAATTGTCGTTTTGGAGCTTTTACAGTTCAACGAATAATAGACAAATTGATGTTTAATGGAAAACTTAAACAAAATCCTATTACTCTTGACAAGCGAACATTTAGTAAAAAACCTATGCCTTTTGACTTGTAAATATACCACATCTTGTGGTATAAATATCACACATTTAAGCTCCCTCTTTAGATGCTTAAATTATTAGGTTATAACTATTGAGTCTGTTGGTTTCTTATTCTTTCTTTCCTTTCACAACTGACAGACTCACCAAATTATTATGGCAAGAAAAAAAAAATTAACTACAAAACTAGCTCAAAAGATCCTGGATTATTTCGCAGATGGTTTTACCATTAGAGAAGTCTTTTTAAAAGATGATGTTGATATTACTTGGTCAAACTTTAGAAACTATTTAATTGCAGATGACTCATTAATGCTGCGTTATCAAAAGTCAAAAGAATTAGCAGTTGACTTAAAATTATCAGAGCTGGAAGACAAAAGAAAAATATTAGAAGATAAGATTGAAAGAGGTGACCTGGATGGTAAAGCTGGTCAAAACTTGGTTAATCTTTATAAAATTATAACTGCTTCAGCTCAATGGAATGCAAGTAAGATTGCATCAAAAAGGTATGGTAAAGCTGCAGAATTAACTATTAAAGGTGATGATAAACAACCTTTAAACATTAGTTGGAGCAAATAAATAGGTAATAAATGTTTACTAATTATTTAATAAGTATTGATTTTATTGGAGTTGTGGCAAAACAAACACACAAAAAGTTTGTTTATTACACATGATATTGTGGCAAAAATGCAACAATGTTGCTTGGTTGCAACAATAATTATATTATTACCGATAACGATCAATTATCGGAACATTGGTATTGATAGGAATTATTTATCAATACAAATGTGATGGTTGTAATTGCTTAAATTATAAGAACAAAGTGCGAACATGGGGGTTTTTAATTAGGGGTTGCCTGATTTTACTTGTGTCGCTAAATTAAAATTAATGTATGGTACACACAAATGGATGATAGATTTCTTAAAACAATAATCTTCATAATGAAGGATAAAAAAACAAAAAAACCAATAGTGATTACACACTTTCAGGGTTTTCAAGATGATGATGAAGCTGCTGACTTTTCTGACTTCTTAAAAACACAATTTGTTTTACCAACAGATTATCCTGATGATGATGTAACAATTCACTAGGGGGGTTTTGTTATAATATGAAACAAATTGTTATTCCTTACAAACCAAGAGAAATACAAAATTTTTTACATAAAAAATGCGACATGAACCGATTTAATGTTGTCATAGTTCACAGGAGAGGTGGTAAAACAGTTTTCGCTATAAACCACTTAATCAGATCTGCCTTGATGAATACAAAACCTTATCCAAGATATGCCTTTATTTCGCCATTTAGATTACAAGGTAAATCAACTGCATGGGATTATCTCAAACAATTCTCTGCTGCCATACCAGGAACAAAATTCAATGAGTCTGAATTAAGGGTAGATTTTTCTGTAAACAATAGTCGTATTCAAATTATTGGGGGTGAGAATAGTGCTGCAATCAGAGGACAGTATTTTGATGGGATAGTTTGCGATGAAACACAAAACCTTTCGCCAGACCTTTTTGATACCATCTTAAGACCAGCTCTTTCTGACCGACATGGTTTTGCCATATTTATTGGAACACCGATGGGAAGAAACTGGTTCTTTGATTTACATGAAAAAGCCAAACATACCAAAGGGTGGTTTACCAAAGTGTTCAAAGCTAGTGAAACCAAGATTATAGATCAAGAAGAATTGAAAGCTGCGAAAGAAACGATGTCGCCAGAGAGTTATGCTCAAGAGTTTGAGTGTTCATTTCAAGCAGGAATATCAGGATCTTATTTTGGTAAAATTATGGAGGAGCTAGATCAAAAAGGTAATATTAAAAATTTTGAAATAGATGAGGATTTAGAAGTTGAAACCTGGTGGGATCTAGGAATGAACGATAGTACAGTTATTACATTTGCTCAAAGACATGGTAGTGAGATTAGAATAATTGATTGCTATGAAAATTCAGGTGAGGGATTAGAGCATTATCTAAATGTAATTGATAACAAAGATTATAATTATTCAAAGCATATTGCACCCCATGATATTAGAGTTAGAGAGATAGGCACAAATAAATCTAGGTGGGAAACAGCAAAGGAACTAGGTTTAGAGTTTGACATAGCTCCAAAATTAAGTATTGAAGATGGTATTGAGCAAGTAAGGAGAATGTTGCCGAATTGTTATTTTCATAAAAACAATTGCAAAAAGCTCATAGAAGCATTAAAGTCCTATTGCAAACGATGGGATGAAAAAAATAATTGTTTTAGGAATAAACCCCTACACAATTGGTCATCACACTTTTGTGATAGCATACGATATGGAGCAATCGTAGAGCCAGTTACCAGAAGTGATTGGTCTAAACCGATAAGTGTAGATACGAATTATATAGTTTAATATGGCAAAAAAAATCATAGAATTATCAGACCCTAAATTACGAAGTTTACTTTCAAATCAAATTGACAATGCTTTAGGTTATTTAGGTGGTCATCTTTCACAAAGCAGAAGAAAATCTTTAGAATATTATTTAGGTGATAAACTTGGTACAGAAATAGATGGTCGTAGCCAAGTGGTTTCAACCGATGTTTCTGATACTGTAGAAAGTATCTTACCTAATCTATTAAGAGTTTTTACAGCTAGTGATAATGTGGTGCGTTGCGATCCTGTTACTGCCGAAGATGTACCTCTTGCCGAACAAGCATCTGCTTATTTAAATCATGTTTTCTACAAAGAGAATAATGGTTTTCAATTATTATATAATTTTTTTAAAGACGCATTGATTGAGAAAAATGGTTTTTTAAAAATTTATTATGATGAGTCTGAAACAGTAGAGCATGAAACTTACAAAAATTTAACTAAAGCCGAAAAGGATGCACTTAACGATACTAAAGATGATATAGAAGAAGTTGAAGAAGAAGTGTTTGAAGATGAGTCTGCCAAAGAGGATTATGAAAAATTGATTGAGCAGTACGAAGCTAGAGGTGTGGATGTATCTCAAGTTCAGAAACCAGATTTTACATTATACAATTGCAAAATTAAAAGAACTAAAAAAGCAGGTAAAGTAAAAATTGAAAGTGTACCACCTGAAGAATTTTTAATTAGCAGAAACGCAAAGTCTATTGACGATGCCGATTTTGTTTCTCATAAAGTTTTAATGTCAAGATCCGATTTGGTGGCTATGGGTTATGATGAAGAAGAAGTTAATTCATTACCAAAGTCAGACGAAGATATTTTTAATACTGAAGAAATAGTTAGATCAAGAAACATAGATGAATTTAATATTGATTCTGCAACAGATAAATCTACAGAAAAAGTTTTAATTTATGAGTCTTATGTAAGATACGATTTTGATGAAGATGGTATTGCTGAACTGCGAAAAATTATTTCTGCTGGTGATAGTGGTTCTATGGTTTTAGAAAATATGCCATGTGATAATATTCCATTTGTAACAATCACACCTATTCCAATGCCACACAGATTTTATGGTAGATCNATTTCNGAATTAGTTGANGANATACAATTNATGAAATCAACTGTNATGNGNCANTTNTTAGANAATATGTATTTAACNAATAANAATAGAGTTGCNATNATGGATGGAATGGTCAACATGGATGACCTATTAACAACTAGACCTGGTGGTGTNGTTAGAACTAAACAACCACCNAANCAAGTNATGCAACCTTTACAAGCTCAACCAATATCTAATCAAGCATTTCCTATGCTTAACTATTTAGATACAGTTAGAGAAGCTAGAACTGGTATTACAAAGTCTGCTCAAGGATTAGATGCAGATACATTAAATTCTAAAACTGCAACTGGTGTCAACGCATTGATGACACAAACACAAATGCGATCAGAATTGATTGCCAGAATTTTTGCCGAAACAGGAGTTAAAGATTTATTTAGAAAAATATTTGAACTGATGATTAAATATCAGGACAAAGAAAAAATTGTTATGTTAAATAATCAGTATGTTCCAGTTAGACCTACTGAATGGAAAGATAAATTTAATATTAATATTGTTGTAGGATTAGGAACTGGATCTAAAGAACAACAAATTATGATGTTAAATAATATTTTAGAAAGACAACTACAAGCATTTCAATTACAAGGTGGTAAAGAAATGCCTATGGTTACATTAAAAAATATGTATAACACTTTATCTAAAATAATTGAGAACGCAGGACTTAAAAATGTGGAAAGTTACTTTGTCAATCCTGATGTCGGTAAACAAATGATGCCTCCACCTGCACCACCACCTCTAACTCCTATTGAAAAAATAGAATTTACAAGGATTGATGCAGAGAATAAGAGAAAAATTGCTGATCTTGAACTTCATTATCAAGAACTACAACAAAAATCTCAAGAAATGGCATTAGATTTTGAAGCGAAAATAAAAGATATGGCTTTAAAATATAATACACAACTAGATACTGCTAAAATCAAAGCTGATGCAGATTTAGACAAGATGATGATGTCTGGAAACAGTAAGATACTTGAACAGGCACAAAAATCTGCTAATATGTTCAGCCAACAGGTACAAGGATTAAATGGAAACCAAAGACCAGGTAAGGAGATCGGAAGAAATCAACCGATCCAACCAAGCCAAACAAATACTGGAGAATAAAATTTTTATAGAGGCAATTGATTCTCTAAAAAAACTTTATTCTGAAGCACTACTTGAAAAAACTGGTGCTAAAGAAAGTGATACCAGAGAAAAACTTTGGATTGCTTATAATGTTGTTGGAAAAGTAGAACAACATCTTCAAACTGTAATTGAAACAGGTAATCTTGCTTCAAAACAATTAGAAGATTTTAGACAACAACAAACTAAAACAAAATTTTAACCAATCTGGTTAGAATAAGCCAAGTCATAAGACAGCTTAACCATAGGAGGACTAATGTCTGACTCAAACCCATTGTTGTCAAACGCAACAATACAAGGTGCTGCTAAACATATTGAAGGTTTAATGGACACAAAAGGTGTTATCACTAAATCTCAAGAAGAAGAAGCACAAGTTGAACCTAAAGAAGAAGCGAAAGCTGAAACTGAAGTTGAACAAAACCCTGAAGCTCAACAAGAGGTAACTCAAGAAGCTCCAGTTGAAGAAGAAGCATCCGAAGATCAAAATGCAATTGAAGAACAAACAACCGATCTACACCAAGTTATTGTTAATGGTGAAAAGATTGATGTTGACCTTGACGAATTAAAAGCAGGTTATCAAAAAGATGCCGACTATAGACGAAAAACAGAGGAGATAGCGATTGAAAAAAGAGAGCTAAAATCCGAAGAAGATCGTCTTAAAAACCAGTATTCGACCAAGATGGAAGATTTAAATTCACTTGTGGCGACTTTGAATGCTGAAATAAACAACGATTACAATTCCAAAGAGCTTGATAGACTTTGGGATGAAGACCCAACTGAAGCTGCTAAAGTTGATCGTAGGATTCAGAAACGAAAACAAACGATACAACAAGCACAGCAAAAATTGAGAGAGCATCAGCAAACTCAATTTCAGGAAATATTAAGAGAAGAACAAAAAAAACTTCACTTAAGACATCCAGAAATTGCTGACCCTATAAAAGGTACTACAGTTAAGTCAAATATTATGAACTACTTAAGTTCTAAAGGATTCTCAAATGAGGATGTCGCAAGAATTTACGATTCAAGATATTTTGATGTAATCATGGATGGCATGAACTTTCAAAAAGCTAAAGCAGCTAAACCTTCTTTAGTTTCTAAAAAAGTAAAACCAACCAAGTTTGTTAAGTCAGGTATTAAGTCAACAAAAGAAGAATTAAACTCCAAGTCTAGGTTGAATCAACTTAAGGCATTAAAAAAATCAGGAAGTGCAAAAGATGCTACTGATCTATTGATGCGTTATATATAAACAATAACCTCAAAGGAGAATAAAAATGGCTGTATATCAAACATACCAAACAGTCGGCATAAGAGAAGACCTTGCAGATATTATTTATTCAATATCTCCAACAGAAACACCTTTTATGTCTGGAGTTGCTAAAACAAAAGCAACAAACACATCACACCAATGGCAAACAGATGCTTTGGCTGATGTAGCTGCTAACCATGCAGTTGAAGGTGCTGCTATAAGTTACCCAACTTTATCAGCAACAACTAAACTAACTAACCACACTCAAATTTCTACAAAAGCTGTGCAAGTATCAGGAACAAATGATGCTGTAACATCTGCTGGAAGAAACAATGAGTTAGCTTATCAAGTAGCTAAATCTGCAAAAGAATTAAAAAGAGATATGGAAACTGCTCTTTTATCTAATGTGGCTGCTGCTGCTGGTAACGCAACTACATCAAGAAAATTAGGTGGAGTTCAAACTTGGATTTCTTCTAATGTTGATGCAGGTGCAGGTGGATCTGGTTCAGGTGGTGGAGCTGCTAGAACAGATGGAACTCAAAGAGCTTTTACTGAAGATCAGTTAAAATCTGTTTTGAGATCATGCTTTGATGCTGGTGGAAACCCTAACATGATTATGGTAGGTGCTTTCAATAAGCAAAAGCTATCTGGTTTTACTGGTGGTTCAACTAGATTTGACCAAGCAGAAGACAGAAGATTAGTTACATCTATTGATGTCTATGAAAGTGACTTTGGAACTATGCAAGTTGCTCCTAATAGATTCATTAGAGGTGCAAACTCTACTGCTGCTAAAGTCGGACAAGATGCTCTAATTTTAGAGATGGACTACTTTGCAGTTGCTTTCTTAAGAGATTTTTCTCTACAAACACCAGCTCAAACTGCTGACGCAGATCAGAGATTCATGGTTGCAGAGTACACTCTTGAGTCAAGAAACGAAAAAGCTAGTGGATTAGTTACAGACTTAACTACTTCATAATACTTAATTTGGTGGGGGAGTAATCCCCCATCAATCAATTAACAATTTTGTTTGGTCTTTGAAGATTTATTTTGAAGTCGGAACGAAGCAAATAAATAGGATAAAAAATGAGAACACTTAACGATTACTTTATAACTGCTGAAATAGAAGATATTTCAACAGCTTCATCAACATTTGTTGCTGTACCTGATGGTGGTAAAATAATTAAAATTATTACTGCTTTACAAGGTGCAATATCTGGTGGCAACGCAGCTATTTCTTTTGAAATAGGTGGTACTGCTGTAACAGGTGGTGGCATAACTGTTGCTCACTCTGGCTCTGCTGCTGGTACTGTAGATTCTGCTGAACCTACTGCTGCAAATAGAGTAGAAGAAGATGGCACTATTGAGATGATTACTAATGGTGGCTCTACTGGAGCTAAAAAATTACTTGTGACATTTGTTATAAGAAGATAAATAATAACTGGGGGGATCTTGTCTAGCGATACTTCCCCCCTCAAAAATTAGGAGAAAAAATGAGTTATAATTATGCTTTAAGACCTGGTACTACACAGAAACTTACTACCAATAATTCTTCAACAGCATCTAGTGCATTTGGTTCACAAACTGAATACATAAGAGTAGTTGGAGATGCTAATTGTCATTTTGTTTTAGGTGCATCACCTACTGCAAGTGCAACATCAGCATTATTACCATCTGGTGAAATAGAAATATTTAAAGTTTCACCTGGAGAAAAAATTGCAGTATTTCATGGTTCATCTACAAATGTATATGTTACTGAAATGAGTGCGTAGTGGCTAGACAAAAGTTCGTTCACTTTGTTCCAAGACCTAAACCAAAAAAAAGACCAAGACGACATAAAAAGGACTTGAACAAACATGAAAAACGAATGGCTAAAAAAAGTCGTTACAAAGGACAAGGTAGAGTATGAGAAAAGACATTACTATTGATGGTTTAAGTAAAACTACTTACATGAAAGATGACATGGAAGGTAAGATTGTAACCAAAGAAGAAGTTAATATCAATCCACATATTCAACATAATAAAAGATTATATAATCTTAATGATGGTTATTCTAAATCAAGAGATATGAAAAGAGTGGCTAGTATTCCAACAATAGCTTTATCTGTCTGGGCAAATGAGTATAATGGTAGTAACAATTGGTTTGGACTACCAAAAGAAGTTCAAAAACAAATATTAAAAAAAAAACTAAATTCAAGTGAGTTTAGATATTTTAGAACAGCAGAAGGTAGATTATAATGGCACTTGCAACTTATTCAGATTTAAAAACATCTATAGCAAATTGGTTAAATAGAACTGATTTAACATCAGAGATTTCAGAAGATTTTATTGTATTAACAGAAAAAGATTTTAACTCTAAATTAAGAATAAGAAAAATGAACGCAACTGATAGTTCTTTTTCTATTAATGCAGAAACAGTTGCATTACCAAGTGGTTTTTTACAAGTAAGAGATTTTTATATTGTAGAAGGTGGTACAAAACATTCACTTACTTATATTACTCCTGCACAAATGGATCAAATCAAAGGTAGTTCAACTTCTGGTATGCCAGAAACTTTTACTATACTTGGAGATAATTTTAGATTTGCACCTACACCTTCAAGCACATATACTGGAGTGTTAAATTATTATAAAGAATTTAATCCTTTATCTAATTCTAATACATCAAATTATATTTTATCAAATCATCCTGCAATATATTTATATGGATCTTTATATCATGCTGCTAATTTTTTAGGTGGTATTGAACCAGGACAAGTTCAACAATGGCAACAAATGTATGCTACAGCTCTTGAAAGACTAGAAAGAAATGACAGAGAAGATCAATATGGTAATGCACCTTTACAACAAAGAGGTGATGTTACTGTGGCTGGTTCATTTAATGACAGATATGTTGCAGTAACAAATAATAACCAATAGGAGAATAATGCAAATACCTTTTGGAGAGTGGCTTCCTGATCAACCAGAGCATAATAATCCTGGTGCAAATATTGCCAACAATGTATATTTTGCAAGACAATCTTATAAAAGATTTCCTTCATTAGTAAGTTATTCATCAAATAATATTGCTGCTGATAGTAGAGGTGCAGGTTCATTTAGAGATAATTCAAATACAGTTTTTAATTTTGTTTCTACAAACACAAATATATATCAATTAGCTGGTGGTACTTTTACTTCAAGAAAAGGAAGTCTTACAGGTTCTAATGATGACTTTTGGACTTTTACACAATTTGGTAATTATGTAATTGCAACAAATGGTGTAGATGCTCCACAATATTTTTTAATGGGTACATCAACTAATTTTGCAAATTTATCTACTATTACAACAAGTGGTACTTTACCTAACTTTAGAGTGTCAGGAGTTATCAGAGATTTTTTAGTTACAGGAAATCATAGTAACGCATCTAATAGAATACAATGGTCAGGTATCAATGATATTGGAACTTGGTCGCCTGGAACTAAACAATCAGACTTGCAAGACCTACCAGGTTCAGGTGGACAGATTACACATATAACATCAGGAGAGATTGGTTATGTGTTTAGACAAAATCAAATAGTTCGTATGGACTATGTGGGTGGTGCAACAGTATTTAGATTATCAGTAATATCACCTAACAGAGGTGCAGTATATGGTAGAACAGTTTGTCAAGATAATCGTAGAGTATTCTTTTATGCAGATGATGGTTTCTTTGAAATAAATGGCGATCAAGTTATTTCAATAGGTGCAGAAAAAGTAAATAGATTTTTTGATGTAGATTTAAACAAAGCATTTGCTGATAGAATATGTGCTGCTGTTGATCCATTTAATCAACTTGCTATGTGGTTATATCCTTCAGCTTCTAATACATCTAACACTACAGGTATTTGTGATAAAATATTAATTTATAATTATGCTACACAAAAATGGTCAACTGCTGAAGCTAATGCTAGTACAATATTTTCACAGTTTGTTGGTGCATATACAGTAGAGTTAATGGATATTATATCTCAAAACTTGGATCAAATTAATATTGCTTTAGATACTGACTTTTGGTCTGGAGGACAATTACTATTAGGTGCAATAGATAATAATTTTAAAGCAGCTATCTTTTCTGGTACTGCAAATGTAGGAGAAATAGAAACTTCAGAAATTGAGTTGTTTCCAGGAACAAGATCAAATATAATAGGTGTAAGACCTATTGTAGATGCTGAAGCTACTGTAACTATAAAAACTAGAGATAAACTAGCAGATAGTAGTACAGAATCATCTGTTTCAAGTATGAATACAACAGGTATTAATCCAGTAAGACAATCTGGAAGATATGTAAAATTTAATGTAAAAATACCAAGTGGAGGAGCTTGGAAAGATGCACAAGGAATAGATATTGTTGCATCAAGATCAGGCTTGAGATGACAGATAAAAGTGATATAGATAATGTGAGATACAGTTTTGAAACTCAAGAGTTCTTTCAAAGACAAATTGAAGAAGCTATCAACGCATTGATTAACGAAAAGAATCAAGAAAACAATAAAGCATTTGCTTGGTTCATAGGAGAATAAAGTGGCAGGTATAAAAGATTATTCAACAACACAAGCTAGTAACACATCATTAAATGGTATTTCTGTTGCAGAAGGAATGCTACCCTCTAATCTAAACAATGCAATCAGAGCATTGATGAAGAATACTAGAGAGTGGTTCAATGATGCACAATGGGTAGAATATGGTGATGGTGATGGTGCTTATACAGCAGCTTACGCATCAGCAACTTCTTTTACAATTAATGGTGTAGATGTAAGTGCAATCTATCATGCAGGTAGAAGAATTAAAATTATAGATTCAGCTAATACTTTATTTGGAACAATAGCTTCATCTTCATTTTCTTCAAACACAACTATTAATGTTACTTTTGATTCTGGAACTCTTACATCAGGTTCTATCTCAAATGTTTATATTGGTATATTATCTAAAACAAGTAATTCAATTCCAACTGGAATTGTTACAACTATAACATTAGCAGATGGTTCTGTTACTACAGTTAAAATTGCAGATGATGCAGTTACTAATGCAAAGATTGCTGACAATGCAGTTCAAGCATCACAAGTAAATGCTAATGCAGTTACAGAAGCAAAGATAAATGCTAATGCAGTTACTACAACTAAAATAGCAGACAATGCAATTACTACTGCAAAAATTACAGATGCAAATGTTACAACAGCTAAAATAGCTGACAATGGAATTACAACTGCTAAAATAAATGCAGACGCAGTTAATGGAAGTAAGATTGCAGATAATAGTATAGATTCAGAACATTATGTAGATGGTAGTATTGATACTGCACATATTGCAGACTCACAAATTACAACAGCAAAAATAGCTGATACTAATGTAACTACTGCAAAGATAGCAGATGATGCTGTAACGATTGGTAAGATTGCAGATGCAGCTATTGTTACAAGTTCAGAACAAGCATCTCATACACCAGACAATAATACTTTCTATACAACATCAGCATCTGACACTAGATTTTTAAATAAAGATACATCTGAATTAATTAACTCTGGTCAATCATGGTCTAATAGTGATGACTTCATAGCAACAACTGCTGCTATCAATGCAAGAGTTATAGATTTAGTAGATGATGTAGGTGGTTTTTTTCCTATAGCAAATGAAACAAGTTTTCCAAATACAAACCCAGATGTAAATGATGGTGCAGGAACAATCGTTTCAATACAAGCAATATCAAGCACAAGAACACCCTCTGGAGGAACTGTTAGTATATCAAGTGGAACTGTAGGTGGTTCTACAGTAACAATAACTGGATGTGGTTCTACAGTTTTAACAGCAGGATTTGGTGTACTTGTAGAAACAACTACAACATTAAATACTTACACTTTTCATAGATTAACTCCTAAAGCTACAGAAGTTTCAACAGTAGCTGCAATCAGTTCTAACATTACAACAGTTGCAAATAATGATTCTAATATTACTGCTGTAGCTGGAAACTCTACAAACATAAATACAGTTGCATCAAATAATACTAATGTAACAAATGTTGGTGGATCAATAGCAAATGTAAATACAGTTGCTGGTAACTCAACTAATATTAATACAGTAGCATCTAACAATACTAATGTTACTAATGTAGGTGGTTCTATTTCTAATGTTAATACTGTAGCTGGTTCAATATCAAATGTTAATACAACAGCAGCAAATATTACTGGTGTTAATAGTTTTGGTGAAAGATATAGAGTAGCATCATCAGCACCAAGTAGTTCTTTGGATGTGGGTGATTTATATTTTGACACTACAGCAAATGAATTAAAAGTTTATAAATCATCTGGTTGGGCAGCAGCAGGTTCTACAGTTAATGGAACATCTGCAAGATTTAAATACACAGCTTCTGCTAATCAAACTACATTTACAGGATCAGATGATAATGGCAATACACTTGCTTATGATGCAGGATTTATAGATGTATATTTAAATGGTGTTAAATTAGTTAATGGTACAGATGTAACTGTAACTTCAGGTACATCAGTAGTATTAGCAACTGGTGCAACACAAGCAGATATTATTGATATAGTTGGTTTTGGAACATTCAATGTTGCAAGTATAGCTGCATCTAACATTACATCAGGAACTTTAAATGATGCAAGATTACCTACAACAATGGCAGGTAAAACATTAACAACTGCTAATGTTACAACAGTTTATAATGGTTTAGTTGCTAGTGGTGATGGTGGATCTAATGATGGTCAAATACAATTAAATTGTTCACAAAATTCTCATGGTGTTAAAATAAAAGCACCACCTCATTCTGCTGGACAATCTTATACTTTAACTTTGCCAAGCTCTATTACTAATGATTATTTTTTAAAAACAAATGGTTCAGGTGTCTTATCTTTTGCAGAAGTACCACAACCAACAGTACCGACAGTAGCCAATGTATCTCAAACTATTGCTCCAGCTACTGCTACAACAATAAGTATTACAGGAACAAACTTTGTTTCAATACCCTCTGTTGAATTTGTTAATGGTTCAACAGGTGCTATTACAAATTCTAATACAGTTTCATTTACAAACGCAACGACACTTTCAGTTAATGTAACTTTAGCATCAGGTAATTATTATGTAAGAATAGAAAACCCAGATGGTAATGCTGGAAGATCAACAAACAATATTATAACAGCTTCTACTGCACCTACTTTTTCAACAGCAGCAGGATCATTAGGTACGATTGCTGGTAATTTTTCAGGAACTGTAGCAACAGTTGCAGGTTCTTCTGATAGTTCAATAACTTTTTCTGAAGTAACATCTGTATTAACAAATGCCTCACAAGCAAATTGTACTTTAAATTCATCTACAGGTGTGATAACAACAAGTGACTTTGGTGGTAGTTCAACTACACCAACAACTTATAATTTTACTTTAAGAATTACAGATGCCGAAGCACAAACAGTTGATAGAGCATTTAGCTTAACATCTAGCTTCGGTGCAACAGGTGGAGGACAATTTAACTAATGAATAACATTTTCAAATCGTCAATCAATAACATAAGCAAGGAGATTTGCTAATGGCTAGTACATATTTAACATCAAATACAGGAACAGCAACAAACGCAAAAAAATTTACATTATCAATGTGGATTAAAAGAAGCAGCTTATGTGATACTAATAGTCAAAGATTTTATCAAGGTTATCAAGATGGTAACAATAGATTTTATGCTATGTTTGATAATACTAATAGTTATCCAGATTCATTATGGGTATATGCTGTAACTGGTGGTTCAACTCAAGTATATTGGTATTCAGCTAGAAAATTTAGAGATTTAAACGCATGGTATCATATAGTTTTTAGTGCAGATAGTACACAAGCATCACAAGCAGATAGACTTAAAGTTTATGTAAATGGAGTTGAAGAAACTTCTTGGACTAAAACTAATAATCCAAGTCAAAACATAGATTGGGGTAATCAACTTGCACAATCTAATAATGATTTAACAATTAGTGGAACAGAAAGTCAAACACAATTATTTGATGGTTCAATGTCGCATATCCATTTTATAGATGGCACAGCTTATGATGCAACAGCATTTGGTTCTACAGATGCAACAACTGGTGAATGGAAAATAAATACTTCTCCTAGTGTGACTTATGGAAACAATGGTTATTTTATTTTAAAAGATGGTAATTCAGTAACAGACCAATCTCCTAACTCAAATAACTTTACAGTTGGTGGTGGTACACTTACAAAAACAGAAGATTGTCCAAGCAATGTTTTTGCTACATTAAATACTTTAACTTATTCTGCTTCTGCACTAACTATTAACAAAGGCAATAATTCCAAAGCAGGTAGTTCAAGTAATTCTTGGAGAAGTATTGTTTCAAATCTTGGAGCATCAACAGGCAAATACTATTTTGAAATTAAAGTACACCAGATAGAATCCTCTGACCCAAATAATTTTGCTGTTGGTATTACTGATTATGAACAATCTGATGACCAAACATCAACTAATGGTAAGTTTTTTGCGTTTTCAAGAGGATATGGTTATTATGCAGGAAATGGTAAAAAAGTAAATAATAATTCTGCAGTTGCTAATGGTGTTGCCTATGGTAATTCTTGGACTACAAACGATATAATAGGTTGTGCATTTGATTTAGATAATGGAAAAATTTATTGGAGTAAAAATGGTACTTGGCAAAACTCTGGTGTTCCTACAAGTGGTTCTACAGGTACAGGTTCAGCATTTAATATAACAACTGGTTATACTTATTTTCCTGTGATGGCTCAATATTATAGTGCAGAACAATATTCATTTAATTTCGGCAATGGCTACTTCGGAACAACAGCAGTAGCTAGTGCAGGAACTAACGCAAGTGGTAATGGAATATTTGAATATGATGTTCCAACAGGCTATACTGCTTTATCAACAAAAGGATTAAATTTATAATGGCTTTACATTCGTTACACTCATGCAAAGAAATTAATTACAAGGAGATATTTTAATCATGGCATACACAACAATTAATAAATCTAAAGATCATTTTAATACAGTAACTTTTACTGGAACAAATGGTTCAGGACAATCTATAACAGGCGTTGGATTTCAACCTGATTGGTTGTGGATTAAGCATAGAACAGATGTATCTACACATAGAATACAAGATGCAGTAAGAGGTTCGACAAAAATAATAGCTTCAAATGACACTGCTGCAGAGAGTACATCTTCAAATAGTGTTACATCTTTTGATAGTGATGGATTTACACATGGTACGAATAGTGCGATTGACTCAACTGGTAATGTAGTTGCATGGAACTGGAAAGCAGCTAATTCAGCAGGTTCATCTAATACAGATGGAACTATAACTTCAACTGTATCAGCAAACACAACAGCAGGATTTAGTATTGTGACTTATACTTCTAATGGTTCAGCATCACAAACTGTTGGACATGGACTTGGAGTTACACCGAATGTAATTATTTCAAAAAATAGAACAGATGGTGGATCAACTTATGGTAAATGGGTTGTTTATCACAGTAGTCTTGCAACAGCTAACGATAAAAAACTTTTATTAAATGATACTGCAGCAGCATCAAGTACAAATGAATGGGGAGATACAGACCCAACAACAACTAAATATTATGTTCATACTTCAGGAGATGGTTCTACTAATCATAGTACAGATAACATTCTAGCATACTGCTTTGCAGAAAAAACTGGTTATAGCAAGTTTGGTTCTTATACTGGTAATGGAAATGCTAATGGAACATTTGTTTATACAGGATTTAAACCAGCTTGGGTGATGGGTAAAAGAACTGATACTACAAATAATTGGTATATATTTGATAGTGTAAGAGATCCTCATAATTTAACACAAAGATATATAAGACCAGATACAACTGCTGCTGAAATTAATAATTCTTCAAAAGCAATCGATATATATTCTAATGGTTTTAAAATTAAAAATTCAGATGCAGAATTTAATGCTAGTGGTGGAACATATATCTATATGGCATTTGGTCAATCATTAGTAGGTTCAAACAATGTACCATGTACAGCAAGGTAAAATATGAGTAAAGCAAGAACACTAGCAAATTTAGTATCAGGAGCTTCAACAAGCACATTACCTAATAGTGCTTTGACTAACTCTGCTGTTACTATAAATTCACAATCAGTTTCATTAGGTGGTTCTGTTACTCTTGCTACAGAAACTCAACCAACTGTTTCAGGTATTAATCCATCTGTTATAGAAAATACACAAACAGCAGTTACAATTACAGGAACTAACTTTAGTTCTGTACCTTTGGTTACTGCAATACATTCTACATCTGGTGCATTAATAGTTGCAGACGAAGTTTCATTTACATCAGCAACAAGTATTACAGCTAAATTTACTATTGCAGTAGATGCAGCTTATAAATTATATGTAGAGAACCCAGATGGAAACGCAGTACAAACTGGTGCAATACTTACAGTTAGTGATGCTCCTGGTTGGACAACTGCTGCTGGATCATTAGGATCTTTCTCTGGTGGCGATACAATATCAGTTACAGTAGCTGCAACAAATGCTACATCTTTTTCTAAAACTTCTGGTACTTTTCCAGGTGGTTTATCTTTAAATACATCCACAGGTGTGATAAGTGGTACAGAGAGTGGCACAACATCAGATACAACATTTAGTTTCACTTTGAGAGCTACAGATGCTCAAGGTCAAACTGCTGATAGAGCATTTACAATAACAATTAATTTAGGAGCTAATAACTCTGGACAGTTTAACTAGGATAATATTATGGCAAACAGTTATTTAGCAAGAACACCATCAAGTGCTGGAAATAGAAAAACTTGGACATATTCTGCTTGGTTTAAAATTGGTAATGTTTCAACAGGAGCAAAAAGATTATTTACATCTTATGATGGTAGTACAGCAACTAATCAATCTACAATAAGTTTAGGTGGTGGTGTTAATCATGCTATGCAAATATATAATGCACCAAGTGGTAGTTCTTCTATTAATTTAACAACAAACAGATTATTTAGAGATTGTAATGCTTGGTATCATATTGTGGTTGCAGTAGACACTACACAATCAACAGGAAGTAATAGAGTAAAATTATATATTAATGGAGTTCAAGAAACTTCTTTTTCCACAGAAACTTATGGTAGTCAGAATGAGGATTTTTTTATCAACTCTACAAATTTACATACTATTGGAAGAAGACAAGATAATTCACAATATTTTGATGGTTATATGGCTCATGTATCTTTAGTTGATGGTCAAGCATTAGCACCAACAGTATTTGGTCAAACAGATTCTACATCAGGTATTTGGAAATTTAAATCACCATCTGGTGTTACTTGGGGTACAAATGGTTTTCATTTAAAAATGGAAAACTCTGCAGCACTTGGTACAGATAGTTCTGGTAACTCAAATACATTTACAGTTAATGGAAATTTAAAACAAGCACTTGATACACCATCAAATGTTTATGCTACATGGAATCCTTTAGCTGCTCACTCATCAAATGTACCATTTTTTACAAATGGTAATACTACAGTAAGAGGACTTGATACTTCCTCACAGACAGTTTCATCTACACTTGCTATGCCATCAAAAGGAAAATGGTATTGTGAAATGAAATTAACACAAGAAGCAAATGCAACTTCTTCTATACCAAATTTTGGAATTATAGATGCAGCAAGTTTACACAAATTTAGAAATCAAGAATTAATTTCTTACAATGGAGGAGTAAATTCTTATGGAGGTAGAGTTAATTCAACAAATTTATATGTAGATGGTTCAAGTAGTGGCACTTTATCTTCTGCACCAGATGTAGGAAATATCATGGCTTTAGCAGTAGATTTAGATTCTTCTCCTAACACTTTAAAATATTATTTAAATGGTTCATTAGTAGGAACACAGAATATTAATAATGATGAATATGTTTTTGCTTGTTCTATAAAAAGAGATAATAATGATGGACAAGTAGATGTTAACTTTGGCAATGGATTTTTTGGTACAACAGCTATAACTTCTGCAGGTTCAAATGGTAATGGAAGTTTATTTGAATATGATGTACCATCTGGATATTACGCATTAAATACAAAAAAT